TGAGCGAGGATTTCTCTCATTTTCTTATTCATTTCCTTTTACCTCCTGAATAAATTTTGATTTTGCCTCTATTCTCTCGGCGACTACTCGCTCGAGGATTTCAGCCTCTTTAGTCTCTACCGGTTTAACCTCCGGCGCGGTTATTGTTTCCTCGATCGGTTTTGTGAAACCTATACTCTTATGAGTCCCGGCTCGAGGTTGTGCCGGTACCGCAACGAACGACAACTCGAAAGCCTCTTTAGCGCCATGTAAAAGCATTTTACAACGCTTTTTCGAGATCTTACCGGACTCGTCGGAGTGATCGTACTCCACGCCCGGCCAATGACGACAATAATCTTTCATGTTGTCAGTACCGCAAATATTACAGATCATTTTCTTAGGAGAGCAAGAGGTCGAAACCTCTTTCTTGATACCGCCGAGTATTTCGGCGATCAAGTCTTTATTACTCTCTGTACGGATCATATATACCTTAGCGATCAACTCGGTATGTATTTCTCCGAGTTCGGTCGTTTTTCTCGTATTTTGGACGAGTTCGGTATCGTAGATCCGGCCGATCTGATTATCCGCTTTTCGGTCGTGATCCTTTAACATAGTCTTACCCGGATACAGTTCCGCGAGATCTTGGAGCGCTTTAAGGTTAAACGGCATATGATTTCGATCGTCTTGCTCGTTATCACACATAGTCGCCTTAAATACGAAAATCTCCTCGGCCTTTACCGGAGCGAGAGTATATTTATTGATCTTCTTAAGATCGTCCTCGGTAATTTCCAAAGGCTCTATACTCGCCGCCTTACACACTACGCCCGGGATCGCGTCCGGATCGTTGAGATTGTGTAACTTGTCCTCGTTAGGCATAATCAAACCTCCTCTCTAACGAATTTTTATATAAAAAGAGACCTCCGGAGAGATCTCTCGTTATATCTTATTGACCCTCGTCTGGATCGTCGTCCTCAGGATCTCCGATTTCGTCCGGATCTGAGTCGTCGTTATTGTTTGGATCGTTCTCGCCGTCGGATCCGTCCTCCGGATCTTCCTCTGAGACGTCCTGATCGCCGTTTTCCGGCTCTTTAGGATCTACCTCGGTATTTTCTCCGTCTGTCTCGAAAAGATCCTCAGATCCGAGGATTTCGCGAGCCTCAGCGTCGGTATAACCAAGGGAATATATCATAACCGCGACGGCCTGATCGTAAGTTAACGATCCGGATCTGATCGCCTCGATAATCTTAATTAACTCGTCCGGAGTAGACTTAGGATCCTCCTCGATCGGATCAGGATCCGACTTACCTCCGTTCTCAATATCCGTATACTGAGATCCGGTATATTGTACCGGGATAGAGGATCCATTACCGAGGAGTTTATCTCCACCCTCGACGGCGCTAAGATCGAGTAACGCTCTCGCCTCGTTTGGTGTATAAAGGAAAGAGTTAACCGCGGTTGATAACGTGTTAATTTGTGTTTGCTGATCCGCTCTCAGGATTGACGCGACGTTAAACTTAAAATGATAACCGGACTCCATTTCCTCAGATCCGAGGAGTTTATAAGTTATCTCCTCCTCGTAATGTTTCAGGATATAAAGTAAGGTATCAACGTAAAACGATAACTGTTGAGCCTCAGCGGACGAGTAAGACGACTTGGTGTAGTCGCCGATCTGATAAGGCTTAATACCAAACGCCGACGCAATCTGTAAAGCGGTATACTGTTTAATCTCGATAAACTGATTATCGCCGAGTTTGACGTTAAGAGGAGTCAAGTTAAAGCCTAACGGGATCGGGATAATATTCTCGACGCCCTCGCTCGCTAACTCTCCTCGACCGTACGCCTCAGTCATTTTAACTAACTCTTTAACGTTAGCGTCGTTAAGTGATCCGGTATAATTAAGTACCGCCTTAGCGGTCATACCGGTATCATACATTTTATTAACCATTTTCTGAGACTTGATCGCACCGTTAACTGACTCTTTTAACTGACTCCTTACGGACTTACCGACGATACCGTCGAAAGTATTTGACGTCTTAAAGTGTAAGATCTCCTCAGATCCGAAACGATAAACCTTACCGGCTCCGGAATAAAGGTAATAAATATCCGGCTGATCCGCGAGGATCTTAGCGTCGTCGTACCAAACCTCGACGTCCGTACTTGGTAGGATCCAAAGTTTAGTATTTTCTCCGGCTCCTTGGATCCAAACGTAAGCGTTACCGTAATGATTTCGGTTATACTCGACCGTACTCCAAAAAGTCGTAGACGTCATATAAGGATTAGGTCGATCGTGTACGATTTTATACAACGCGTGAGATCTGATCGTATCGACTCCGTTTTTCTCATTGTATCTAAGGAGTTTAAGAGGTAACTTACCGACTGACTCGCTTAATACTTTCATACAAGCGAAATAAGTCGCCTCAGATAAGGCGCTTTGATCCATTCCGGAGGCGTCTATCCCCAAAAACTTATACAGATTATTTAACGCGACTGACTCGCGATCGCTCTTTTCAAAGACCGAAACGTCTACGCCGGCCATTTTCAAAAAGAATTTTTGTAGAGTATTCACTTTTTACACCTCCTTAATTATTTTCTGTATTCCAACCCATAGCCTTAAGGTACTCGGTCAACTCGTCGCCGACGTTAACAACCTCTCGAGCCTTGTTTTTCAACTGTAAGGCGTGAGCGTCTACGCAAGCGTCGACCGGATCGATCCTTTTATATTTTGCTCCGGGTTTCTTATCGACCTTTATCTCGTCGAAAGAGTTTCTAACGATCATAGCGTTAAGAAAACTCCAAGTAAGTAACTCGTTAGTGTCGTTATATTCGACGTCGTTACTTTTAACGAGTAACTGTATATCGACGGTAGCGTCGTTAAGTGACTTACAACTTTGAGTAATAATTACAACCGGACAACCGAACGACTCGAGATCCGAGATAATACCGTCGGCGTTATGTGGATCAATACCGATACCGAGGAAAGTAAGATCGTACTCCTCTTTAAGATCCTTAAGAGTCTTAATAATAAACTTGTAATCGTTTTTATAATCTCCGGATCCTCCGGTTACTGTAATTAACTCCATGCTCTCCCAAAGATCGTAAGGCGCGAGATCCGTCTCGATATGTTCCTCGAGTCGTCCTCTCGGCATAAACGAATGAGAGTAAAAGTAAAATTTCTCTTTTTGCTCTCCCTGATCCGTCGTATATGGATCCTCAAACTCGAGAGCGAATGTAGTAAGGTCGCCTCCGGACGATAAGTCCAAGCCAACCCAACACGACCGACCGCGGAAATCCTCGAGAGTCCTCTTAGATCCGCACTCTTGCCATTTAGTCGCGTTAATAAACATATCGTCGGTATTTTGTACCCACATATTAAGCGACTTAGTCAGGAAATCGCGGAGATCAGCGCCTCCCATATCCTTAGCGGTCTGAGCGTCGGTTTTAAGTACCTCGAATTTCGCCTCGTTACCGGGAGACGCGATAAAAGGATTAGCCTTAACCCAATTATCCGGATCCCAAATATCGTCGGTCGGATCGAGACAATAAATATCGACGAAAAAATCCTCAGCGGTAGCAACTCCGCGGAGGATCTTAATACAATAATCGTCCATTTCTTTACAAAACGAGTTTAATTTATCGCCTCGAGTCGTAATCATAGAGACGAGAGTCTCGTCTAAGGCTCGAGTACCGTTATATAACGCCTTGTAAATCTTGTTATCTTTATGCTGATGTATCTCGTCGATCGAGGAGTAAATACCTCGGAAACCGTCCTCGAGACCGGCCTCTCGGCTAAGAGCCTCGATAGTACAATACGTTTCGAGCGCCTCGATCGTCGATTTATAATCTTTTACGTCGAAATACTCGCCGAGATCCGGATCAATGGTAATAAATTTACTCATTTCCTCCCAAGCGAGGCGCGCTTGTCGTTTCTTGGTAGCAACTGTAAAAAGTTTACCGTAATAATAACCTCCAAAACCGGCGATATAAGTACCCATGATACCATTTTCAAAGGTTTTACCATTCTGTCGCGCCATAGATTTATAACGACGACGGAAACGGCGTTTATTATTAGCGGTTTTATACCAACCAAACGTACAACCGAGATCGAAAGCCTGAGAGTCGATCAACTCGACCGGTCTCGGACTGTCGCCCTCAGCGATCGTCAGCGTTTCGGCGTAATCTATAACCTCGGTCGCTTTAACCGGATCCCAATAATAAGGAAAAGCCTCGGATCGTTGGATCTTAAGGTTGTCTAAGTGTCGTTTACAAGCGAGGACGTGTAACTCGCCGGCGACAATTTGTCCGGATACAACCTTACGAGCGTACTCAGTAACTCGATCCGCGTAAACCGCTGATCCGTCAGCCATTTACGACCGCCTGACCTTTCTCGAATTTCTTAAACTTATTCTCTTTAGGAGTCTCCGTCTTAGTCTCCGGAACGACCAAACGACAACGACTCGAGATCGTAAGTCCGAGATCTGAGGCCGCCGATCTGACTTGTCGAAAGTATTTATCCTCGAGTTTACTCCATGCGAGGAGTAATTCAGGACTATTTTTAACCTCTTTTGATCTCATTTTCTTAACCGCCTCGACGTATCGATCGTTAACGGTAACATATCGAGCCAAGGAGTCGACGTCGGTCTCGCCGAGGATCCTAAGTCGTTTCAACTGATCCGCGATTTTGTAAAATTCCTCTTTTTGTTTTTTTGTCAGATACGCCGGAGCCTCGATCAGTCCCTCGAGAGGTTGTACCTCCGAGGATCGTCTCTCGGCGATCTCTGATTTCGTTAAATGTTTTGATCCTTTCGCCTCAACTAAGGCGATA